CTCCTCCTTGCGCATCCGTCGTTAACGGGTCGCCACGCTTTATCGTGCCGCCATAAGTGACAACAGCAAGCCCTGAGCGCACCACATCGGTATGTTCGGTGGCATTGGTGGTAACACGGGTGGAGACACCGAGTAATTTATCGGTGGTGGCTGTTGCTTGCTTTACACTACCTACTGCTTCACCGTGACAAACCACATGACAGCCTTTCACTTCTCCTTCCGTCGAGTAGCCGACGATTAGCCCTTGTATTTGCGTCATTGTTTTGCTCCTTTCATAATGTGATTGACCGCATCCGTCATTGAGATATGAATGCCCTTTTGTGCTTGCTCGGCGTGATATTGGCTTGCCGCTTGCGCAATAGACGCCCCATCGGCAAAATTGACCGCGCCGTCTGTTGCTTGCGCACCCGTATCCGCGGATTTTTCGGCAAAATCAAGCGGTTTTTGGTTAAGTACCTCTTTCAAAATATCGACCGCACTTTGCTGTACCGTTTGGCTGCCGTCCGAAAACGACACCGGTTGCTTACCAAGTGTGAGCAACACTTCAACCAAACCATTTTTTTTCGCCGGTAATAGTTTTCCTGCCTTAATCAGCTGATCACAAAATTCAACTGCCTGTTTGGTTTCGGCTTCTTTTTCCACTTTAGCTCGTTCGGCTTCGGCTTTTTTCACCTCTGCTTCACGAGTTGCCAACGCTGCTTCGCGTGCGGCGATTTCCGCCTCACGTTTTGTCGCCGCCTCTGCAGCCGCTTTTTCAGCCGCCTCTTTCTCTTTGTCTTTATCCATTGCATTCTCCTTATTTGGATTGATTGTTGAATCGACATCAAAGGCAAAATCAAGTACCGCATGTGCGCTGCCGTCATTTGCCGCAAATTTCACATCAGCCAGCCCCTTTACCGCGGGTGGTACGGCTCCTAAAAAGCCGACATGGTTCAGATAATAATGACCGGGTTTCGGATTACCCGGACTGTCCGGTAAAAAAATAGAGGCACTGCGTTTTTTGTAACGCCCTTCATTGACAGCTTCGGCAAATGCTGCCTCTACCTCGCCTGCGTGTGCATAAAGGGTATCTCCCTCAAAACTGGCTTCTTTTACCCAGCCGTAAGCCGGTGCGGTAAGCGTCGGGTGTCCGATAACTAGCGGGGACTCAGACAAGGCGGCGTCATAAACATCTGCAATTTCGTTTAACATTTCCGCCGTAAACGTAATGTCACGACCGTCCATTGCCGTATGCGTGCCGACCTTCATAATCGGCATTTTGGTAAGTTTCATGTATTTTGCGCCTCTTGCTTTATTTGTGATCACATTATGGCAAGAGAGCGCCGAGCGGTAATTGAGACACCGTTAGAATGTTATTTTTTAAAAGGGAATATGGATGGCGGATAAAAAAGGATAAGGATTTGCGATTTAAGGCGTTTATGAACGTTTATAAACACCCTAAAACCGATTAGGGCAATAACTCATCATCTGAAATAATAAAACGGCTATATGCGCGTTTTAGAGGCTTAATGCAATTTTGAGATGATCTTTAACGGTATTGATAATGTCCCGTTCGTCATTTGACCCTATACCCAACCAAGGACGGGCGGGGATGGTCACGCTTTTGGCAGGACGTCCGCCAACATTTAATGCCTTGGCATTTTGGGGGCGGATAGTACCGCCAAATTGATGGATGGCGGCATAGACACGATTTGAGCCGAATTCCAGTCCGTCTTGCGTCGTATTATAACTGAGCGTTTGGCTTAAATCCCCGCACAGGGTTAAGATTTTATCCTGATTTTGCGACTTTTGGTCTCGATACCAAGCAGACAGCGGTGCCCAAGGTTGTCCGTCAGGCGATACTTGTCGGGCAAAGCGGTCGCGATGAATTTTAATTAAGGTTTCACCGACCTGTTTAAACAATAACTGCGGGTGGTTCAGTTGCGCCACCGCTTGACCGATGATTTGTTGCAGTTCGGCCATATCAATTTCAACGCTGATGCCGTTCATTTTACTAAACCTCTCTTGGGTGTAACATAATGGCGTGGCAATATCGCCACGTTTTTAAAAAGGAAAATTTATGTCAAATGAATCTCAATTGCTTGAGGATATTTTAGTTAGTCAAGTCTTATTGTTAGCCGACAAAATCAAAGCGAACAAACTCCAAAAAGGCATCAGGACTACATCCAACTGCTACCTTGATGCCGTGCGCGAAATCAATCAACAACGCTCTGCCATTCTTCAACTCGTTGCTGAAGAATGTCGTCGTTAATGTTTATGGATTGTAAGTCGTTAAGTTGAATTTTCATCAACTCTAACACTTGATGCGCCTCACGCAATCTTAAGCCTTGGAGTTGCTGCAACAATTCCAAGGCTTTTAACATCAATTCTTTTTCAGTCTTTTCCGCATTACTCATTTCTTTCTCCTGTTATTGATTTGTGTAAAAATTAAGCGTATATTGAAATTGTGGCGGGGGTTTCCTACTGGAAAGGTTGCTTGGCATCATGCCCGCATTATCCTGTTCGAATCAGGCAAACCGCCACAACACTTATAACGTCCCCCATAAAATTTCAAAACGCCCCAAACCTGAAAAATCAGTCATTAAGCTTCCCGTTCTAACAACGTTCACTTTCGCTTTTTCTTTCTTGCCCGTTTTCGGGTTACGCAACCTGACCTCATAATTCACTTTGACCGCCACTTTGCCTTGTGCGGTTTTATATACAAACAACAAGGTCGGTAAGGCTTGGTCGGTTTCCAGCAAAATCGCATCGGGTTTGGTGAGGTGTTGCGGCAACTGCTGCCAAAACTCCACAGGCAGACCGATATTGGCATTGGCTTTATGGTCGCGCAGGGCGTGTAAAATATCTTCCCCACGCATGGCCATCACCGCACTTTGCGGGGCAAGCTCTTTCACCTCCAGTTTTGAGATCACTTCGGGCGGAATAACACCGACGTAATTAAACTCACCCGCCGCTTGCTTGGACGCATTGATTTTATCAACTACCTGCTTAAAGTTTTCAGTCAAAAGCCGCATGGCACCGGGATAACTTAACACGTTTAACACGGCGGTTGCCGCCGTTTGTGGCGGGGCAGTCACCATTTTTTGAAACAGCACTTTATCTACTGACGCCAAGCGGTCTTGGTTGAGGTTGTCAAAATCCGTCGGTTCAAACCCCGGATCGTAACCTTTCGGCAAGCGAATTGTGCGCAGGTTACCGCTACGTTGTCCGATGATTTTGTCCTCCCACTCAATGGCAGGAGCTATATCGGGCTTGCGCCCCATCCGCGCCAATTCCGCTTCGCTTAAGGCGGTGACGGTACAATGACAACCATAGGCTTTAATCGGATAATGATAACGCCACCAGGGATCGTCACAATGGATTATCAGCCCGTCCCACGCTTGATGTTCGGGTCTCGGGTGCAAATTATCGTGGTGATGGTATTGCCAATAGGGCATAAACCGTTTTAGGGCTAACTGCTGTGTCAGTCGCCCGCGATTGTAAGAGGCGTACAAGTTAGTGTCGTAGATAATCCGCGCCCGCCAGTTCAACCCGCCGTTAAACGCCCAGTTATACTGCGCGGCAAGCTCGGCAAATTGTGTTTTAAACTGCTCAAACGGTAATCCGTCGGCAATCACTTTATCAACTAACCGGCGTAAATCAGCGACCATGTCATTACGGTGCGCGCCTGCAACCATAAACAGGTAGTCGTGCTCTTCGCCCCATACGTCCTGATAACTGTTTGTGGCAACATTTAACTTTTTGCGGAAATAGTCTACCTGTTGCTCGAATTTCATGATCTCGCCTCGTCTGTAGTTTTGTCGTGCGCTTGCACCACATCATACCGGCCGCGATAAAACGCCGCTTGTGAAGCAAGTGCCAATAGCTCACCGTACTGAGCAAAATCCAAGTGCGGAATTAGGCTATCCAAACGAGTCTGAAATCCTTCATAACTATCCGATTGCAGCAACTCATCACGAACTTTAGTCAACCAGTCATCAAAATACGGCTCATCCTCCGCCTCTAATTGGTCAATAATGCTACTAACCTCGTCTTTATGCGGAAACCCTGCAAAATCGACGGAATTTTTGATCGCACTTTTCTTATCCGGCTCAGACTGTGGTTCGCCGGGTGCATAATGGCTTTCCGCCTGCTCCCACTCTCCGCCAAAATCGCTTTCCAATTGTGCCAAGGTCGGGCGATAACCGGTGGTTTCATAAATGGTTTTATTACGGTTGGCTTTATCGGTCAAATCCTCTTGCTCGTCAAACACACGATATACGCGCGGCGGATTGGCGTTGGCGAAATTCATCATAGTCAGCCATTTTACCGGGCCGCGGTTAAAGGATTCGCAAATCACATCGGAGTCCGCCTTAACGATGGCTTTCAACACCTGCTCCTGCAAATCGTCGTTACCCAGTCTGCCCGGCGTACCGCCCGAGCTTGAGGTTTGCCCTAACACCACACGGCGGATGGATTCATTCATGGTATCCCACAATGATTTGTAATCCCCTGTACCGCTACGGGATGCTTCCAACAGCTCTATCGGCATACCGTCCGGCACGATAATGCCGCTGTCCACCTGGATGGCTTGGGTAGCTTGCAGTAATTTTGCCTGCTCGGTCGGCGAGGCGTTCTTACCGTAGCGTCCAACCGCTGTCGGCATGCCGAATTTCTCCAAAAATATCAACCAAAATTTTACTCCGTTGCGCTTAAACATTGACGGCCAGTACAGCCAGTGCGCCAGTCCAATACCATAGGGTGCGTCATCATGATCGGCTCCGGTACAAAAGTGCCAAAAATACGGCGCGGGGCATTCAATGCCGGTGCTTTGATTGTCACGCACTAAAAGACGTAATTCACCTTGCGGCGTAAAGCGAAAGCGACGGCGGTTACGCACTTTGATATCGGCAACATACTTCCCGTCCTCTATGCGGTAAACCAATTCGGCTACCGCATAACCGTAAAACACGCCATAGTGCATCAACCCGCTAATGCGATCAAATCCGACGTTATTGAGCCATCCTCGAATAAACTCCGCCGCCTCAACGTCTTGCGGGCTGTCGCTTGCCGCGTCCACTTTCCATTCGCGCGCAATCATGGCATTACGCCGCTGTTGTAATGTCGAGCTTACCTCTTCATCCGACAACACCTGCTCGTATAATTTTAAATCACCAAACCCGCGACCACGCAATACCGTATCTTCAGGGTAAGCGAGCGAGCCGACATACCCTTTGGTGATATCCTGCCCGTCACCGCTGGCAGCGATTTCGCGGTTTAATTCGGGAGCTTTGTTTTTGCGTACAAACCAATCTTTAACTGTTTTTCCAACTGCTGTTAAATCCATTACATATACCCTCTAAAATCATTGCGCCCACGCACACTGCCAAAACCATGCCCGGTTAATTGTGTGGCATCATCGAACAAATCGGTACTTTCCCGTCTGCCTGCCGACTGAAAATCAATATCAAACCCCTCGTCGGTGCGGTAAGCGTAGTACATTAATAAATAGGCAATACCGGCGTCACCATGGCGTTGCGTACCGCTTTTGCCTGTGGTGCGCTTATCCGGAATACGCGGCACGCCACGTACGACTTCAAAGGCGCGTAAGTCCGCCAAAATATCCGCATCTAACGGTAAATCGTATAAGGTGTCGTCTTCCAATGCCGCTTTAAACGGTGCAGTGTGTTCGCGATACCAGTTTTCACTAAGCATTACCGCCTCCACAATTGCCCCATAACGGTCGACGGCGGCTTCCGCCAAATACTGCCCGTTACCGCGAGCATCATTGGCGGCTTTGGCAAAGCGTGGCAGACGGTCGCCGATGTAAAAATAAATCTGCTCTTGCTGTTTAAAAGGCAGATTGGAGAGCTCTATCAAAATGACATTTTTAAGCCGTAAATCTTGCTGTTCTTGTGCTATTGCAATGACCGACAAGTCACCGCTGCGGGCAAAGTCCATTCCTAAAAACGTGCGGTATTTTTTCGGTAAGACCTGCAATAACGGTAACAGCGTTTCTTCGCACCAACCTTCAATCTCGGCGGCACGTACCGGCTCGGGCAGCTGCGAGAACTCATCTCTTTTGGCAAGCTGGATACGTGGCGTGGCTTGATTCATCCGACTTTCGATTAACGCTCGGGTCAGCCATGCCCCACCCGAATTCCGCGGAATACAATCCAACTCTTCCGAGGCGGCATCGCCATAAAAGGCGCGTATATCGGCTACCCAAGCGTCTTCTTTGGCCTGTGTCCATTTCTGTTTCTGACGCAGACAAATACGCTTAAACAATCCTTGCTCAATCGCATCATCAAAGGTGATGGTATGTAAACTGTATGGCTTTTTACCGGAGCGTACATCGGTGACCAACTCGTTAAACGGGTTGTCCACACCGTCGTGCGTACTGATAATATGTACCTGACCGCCCCACATCAAAAGCGCCATCGCTGCTTTTAAGAGTTCTTCTAGGTTCTCATGGAAAGCTGCCTCATCAATAATCACGCGGCCTTGCTTACCCCGCAAGTTTGACGGACGACTGGACAGCGCCGTGATACGCCATCCGCTGGCAAAGCGGATAACGAACGCGAGAATGGATTTTTCCTCATCCCCTTGTTTGAAAATTTCTTCCGTTTGTTCGATTTCACCCGCCGCCAAGCCGTAAGATTTTGCCCAGTTGGCACAATCGCGGATAAATTCCTGCGCCATGTCTTTGTTATAGCCGATATACCAGCTGTCCATCCCGCTTTGACTTGCCGCCAAAAGTGCGGTATCAGCCGCCTCACCCCAGCTTAAACCGATACGACGGGATTTTTCACATACCTTGACGGGCGCGGTATCGGCACACCATTTTTGTTGATAAGGCAATAAGACGGCAGGTGTTCGGTTATCGGTATCCATTACACAATCCCCAAAATCTGTTGTCGGATTTGATCTGCGGTATCGTCACTTAAGCCGCCTTTTTTGACTAATTTTTCCACTTCCGACGCGGCTGCCTCCGCTTTGGCTTTTAATTCAGCGTGATATTTTTTTAATTCAATAGCAGATTTGATGACCGGGCTGATGTTTTTACCCAACATAGAGACTGCTTTTAGGCGGGCGTTTTGGCTTTTTTCGTCTTTCACTTCTTCAAGACCGACTAAGATATTCATCACCTCGCTTTGTATCATCTCTAAGACTGCCGTACCTTGTTTGAGGCTGTCGTCTTTACTGATATTTTCCGAGATAATACGTGCAGCTTCAGTGCTGGCGCGAATGGAAGCCAAGCGACGCTCCAATGCCTGTCCGTAACGGTGTACCGCACTTTTTGAGATGTCAAATCCACGGGCACGCAATTCTTCTTCCAGCTCGCGATAGCCACTGAAATTATTCTCGACCAAGGCAGCATCAAGCCAATCCTTCACCGCCTGTGGCAAGCCTTTCACCGTAGATCGTTTCGGCATACACTCCCCCTTACCAATATTTTTCAGGACGGGCAATACCGGCCGGCGATGACACGACATACTCGACCACATCAACCCCCAGAGCGGTTAATTTGGCATGCCAGGCCGCTGTATCACGTCCACGCAATTCGATTAAACCCTTATCCGCCAAATAATCCATTTCACGGCGCAATTCCATCGCCGTCAGTTGTACAGGGACGGTATGGATAGTGGACAAAATCAACCCTTCCCCCGCGCCAATAGGGCGGGCGTGGTCAAGGGTAAGCAATACTAACCAACGCACGTGCTCACGTTTGTTTTTGTCAAAATCAATCATTTTCTACTCCCGTACATCATTATGACCTTGTCCAACTTACTGTTAATGGCATCAAATCGCGCCGAGTTCACCGCTTCGCTACGGATAGCGTCTTCCCGACGTTGGTATTCATTCGGTAAATCGGTTTTCAGTTCGATGACAATACTGCGCGCCGCCTCCGCCAGCTCCTTCGCGCTTTGAATGTCTTTTTGCAGTTGGGTATATTTATCTTCACTGAATTTAAACTTTTCGTTGAGCTTGGATTCAAACTGCGACAACAGCATTTTTCCAAACCCGATTAACATCCCGATAATGGTAATAACCAGGCTGACAAAAAAGGTGATCACCTGCCAGCCGCCCACTTCAATCATAAACGCTCCTTGTCGCTCATATAGCGGATTAATTCATAATGCCGCCCTGCGCATTCGCCGTAAAGGTCATACATCACCTTAAGGGCAAGGAGTGCGGCATCGGCATTATTGCCGGTTAGTTTCGGCGGCAGATCGCACGGCTGTGCCAAAGCCGCCGGTAGCGGCGGGTACGGCACGCCGGCGACCGGTTTCAACGGCGCGCCAGCCGGCAG